AGGAGACAAGTCCGACAACCTTCCCGGCGTTCCCGGCGTGGGACTCGGCATTATTAAGAAGAGATTCGATTTCTTTGCTAGCGAAGACTATTGCACGGTTACCGACCTGATCGAACACTGTGAGCAACAAATTGCGAACGAGTCCAAACTAAAGGTCTATCAGTCGATTCTGGCAAACGAAGACACCATCACGGAAAACTATAAACTTATGCAACTGTACGCGCCAGCCGTTTCCCCGCAGGGCAAGAAGAAGGTTAGGTTTGCGGTCGAAGAGGCAGAGATGCTTTTTAATAAGACAGCAGTTCAGGGCATGATGATCGAAGATGGCTTCGGTGCTGGAGACTGGTCGGATCTATTTCAAACAATGAGGCGAATTGTGGTTGACAACAAGTAGCGAACGCGGTATAATCTGCACCAGAGGTAAAAATGACAGAGCAGCCAAGTTTCAGTAAATTTGGGAAGAACTTCCAAGAGGGACTGTGCCAGCTTATTCTTGAGGATCGTCCATTCGCGGATCAGATTCACGAGGTGCTGGATACAAACTTCTTGGAGTTGTCTTATCTGCGCACGTTCGTGAAGCAAGTCTTCGCATATCGTGACAAATATAATGTACATCCGTCACGCAAGATCATGATGACGCTATTGCGGTCGGAGCTAGAGGGAGAGACAGACACAGACAAGCAACAGGTGCGCAGCTACTTTGCGCGTATCTGTAATTCTGAGGTCGAGGGTCGTAAATATATTAAAGACGTGTCGCTTGACTTCTGTCGGAAACAGAAGCTAAAAGAGGCAATGATGGAATCGGTGAAGCTGTTGCAAACTTCATCGTTCGACGAGATTAGTGCTGTGATCAACAACGCTCTCAAGCTTGGGAGTGATAATAATTTTGGTCATGATTATGTGAAAGATTTTGAAGCAAGATTCCAGCTTAAGACAAGAAATGCGGTCACTACTGGCTGGGATCAGATTGATGATATCTGCAAAGGCGGTCTTGGTGCCGGCGAGCTTGGCGTGGTTATTGCGCCCACTGGTGCCGGAAAGTCTATGGTTCTTACACACTTAGGAGCGCAGGCAGTCAAAGAGGGTAAGACAGTCATTCATTATACCCTTGAGTTGGCAGAGTCAGCCATTGGTAATCGATACGATTCGTGTATGACCGGCGTGCCTTTGGGTGATTTGTTTCAATTGAAAGAATTAGTATACGAGACGGTACAGGATGTCGAAGGCACACTAATTATTAAGGAGTATCCGACCAAATCTGCGAGCACCCGCACGCTATCAACTCATCTTGAGAAATTGCGGAAGCGCGACATCACGCCGGATATGATTATTGTCGATTATGGGGATCTTTTGCGACCTGTTACTTATCAAAAAGAGAAAAGAAATGAACTGGAATCTATCTATGAAGAGTTGCGGGCAATCGCGCAAGAAAATCAATGTCCACTTTGGACAGCATCGCAAACTAATAGGTCAGGGCTGAATGCGGAAGTTATTACAATGGAGTCGATCAGTGAAGCGTTTAATAAGTGCTTTGTGGCAGACTTTATCTTCTCCGTCTCCAGAACAATTGACGACAAAAACAACAACACTGGACGAGTATTCGTCGCCAAGAACAGAAACGGACCCGATGGACTCATTTATCCGATATTCATGGATCCTGCGTCTGTAAAGATTAAGGTTCTTGAACCAACTGGCGAGACGCCCGGTGAAATCATCGAAAACACTGCCAAGAAACAAGCAGAAAATCTCAAAGAAAAATACAAAAACTTTAAGGCAAGCAGGAGCAAATAATATAATGTATGAACAAACCGAGAGGGATCCGTCAGTCCGTCGATTTCGACTGTCGGAGTCTTTTATTGATAACTATAGAGATCGACAGGTGCCATGGGGTCCGTTGGGATATGTGACGTTCAAAAGAACGTACGCTCGACGACTGGAAGAAACAACACCCGGCACCCCCGGTACAGAAGAGTGGCATCAGACATGCCGCCGAGTTATTGAAGGGATGTTCGATATTCAAAAACAACATGTTGCTCGCCTAGGGTTGGAGTGGAACGACGCGAAGGCACAGCGCACCGCCAAGGATGCATATGATAGGCTTTTCACGCTCAAGTGGTCACCGCCCGGTCGCGGCTTATGGATGATGGGCACAAAGTTTATTCAGGAACGCACTGGCGCAGGCTTGTTCAACTGCGCTTTCCGCTCTACTAAAGATATTAGCACCAAGGGGGGCTATCTGTTTGCATGGATTATGGATGCACTGATGGTTGGAATTGGTGTTGGGTTCGACACAAAGGGTGCTGGCACGGCTACCATCCGCCAACCTAATTTTGTTGACGATGTATACGTCATTGATGACAGTCGTGAGGGATGGGTGCGTTCAGTTCGGATCCTTCTCGACGGTTATTATTTTGGTAGTGACGTGCCCCGCTTTGACTACAGCGCAATTCGCCCTCTTGGTGCGCCTATTAAGGGTTTCGGTGGAACTTCTGCTGGACATGAGCCTTTGATGTTGTTGCATAATAACCTTAAGGAGCTTTACGACGCGCGTGTTGGGGAGACTGTCACTTCGGTAGACATCGTGGATACAGAGAACCTTATTGGCAAGTGTGTTGTCGCTGGCAATGTTCGACGCTCTGCCGCTCTCGCTCTCGGTGCTCACGATGACAAAGAATATTTGTCGATGAAGAATGATCAAGACAAGCTTTACTCACATCGCTGGGGATCCAACAACTCGTTTGAAGCTATGGTCGGAATGGACTATACATGGCATGCCGAGCAATCACAGAAGAACGGCGAGCCCGGTTACATTTGGCTGAACAATGCTCGTACCCGTGGTCGCTTCAAGGATGACCCCCGCGATGATGATCGTCACGTTATGGGCTTCAACCCTTGCGTTGAACAGCAGCTTGAAGATGCCGAGTTGTGCTGCCTAGTCGAGACATATCCAGCGAAGCATGAGAACTACGAAGATTACTTGAAAACATTAAAGATTGCATACCTGTACGGCAAGACGGTCACACTGGTCAACACGCATTGGCCAGAGACAAACGCAATCATGCTTAAGAACCGACGCATCGGGCTGTCACAGTCTGGCGTTGTACAGGCATTCGCCAAGCACGGTCGCCGAGAAGTCTACGACTGGTGCGATAAGGCGTATGATCGCGTACAGGACTTGGACGAGGAATATTCAAACTGGCTTTGTATCCCTCGCTCCGTGCGCATGACCAGCATCAAGCCCAGCGGTACGGTATCGCTGCTGAATGGTTCGACTCCCGGCATCCACTTCCCCGAGTCTGAGTACTACATTCGCAGGATTCGTTTCTCAAACACGTCAGATATGCTTGACCATTTGAAGAAAGCAGGGTATAATATGGAACCGGATGCATACTCACCCAACACTACTGTTGTAGAGTTTCCGGTGCAAGAGCCTTTCTTTGAGAAGAGCAAGAAGGATGTGTCCATGTGGGAACAGTTAGAGATCGCAGCACAGTACCAACACTTTTGGGCTGACAACTCCGTATCTGTAACAGTAACCTTTCAGCCTAGTGAAGCTGATAGCTTGAAGAGCGCATTGGAAATGTACGAGACTCGCCTTAAGGCAGTATCGTTCTTGGCATACAAAGAAACAGGATATAAGCAAGCTCCCTATGAAGCAATCACAAAAGAAGAATACGAGAAAATGTCAAGCAAAATCACGCCGATTGATCGTATCGATACCGAAACCGAAGGTGCTGGATCTAAGTTCTGCACCAACGACACCTGCACAATCTAGGAGGAAAGGTGCAACTAACACCAAAGAACCGACACATTCAAGTTGAAGAAATCAGTGCTATCGCAGAAGATGACAAAGGCTTTGTGCTGCCAGACAGCTACAAGCCTCCTGCTAAGGAATACGAATGCTATCGTGTCATCACACAAGCTGCGGATTGCAAGGATACTTATCTTGCCGGCGCAGTGATCGCAGTTGAAAGACACATGGTCAAGAATCTAGATGTCGATGGCTCAAATTATCTTTTGGTATTGGAGAACTATGTGTTAGCTTCGCTGACTGAATGAAGGAACACAAGTACCAATGGGAAGGTGTAATCGTGGGCTACAGCCTGAGCGCACTGATCTATGCTTTTTACAGCGGTATGCCCGTTGTGGGCTATATGACTTCTGCACCTTGGGGTTTTGAGAAGCTTCCGAGAATGGACTTGTCGAAGTACGGCATGGGCAAAGGAACAATGACCCACCAGATTGATTTATGGAATCGTCTTTATATGCTGCTATCCATGGGTGGTCAGCTTCCGTTCGCAGATAACGCGGCTACGGTCAGAAGAGCAGATGACGAATTGGTAGTAACCACAAACAATAGGTCTAGAGTTGTGCGAGTTCAATACGACACATTGTGGATGTTTGACGATCACAATATCGAAGGCATGCCCGAGATTACGGTGCCTTGCGAAATATATCGTGTTGTAGACTGGTTTAACGTACGCTCTGGCATGCGCCATGGCGAGAGTAAGCTGATGGACCCATCGGAAGACTTCGTGAGAAACATTCATTTTTATCCTTCTCAACGACTACACGGACACCACCCAGACAAAAAGGATGTATGTTCCGAATCTTTTCTATTGGAAGAAGATCTTGATAAGTTTGAGTATTCCTCGACATACGCTCGCTTTAAAACACTAGAGAGGATGAAGAATATTGGTATTCGTGGCACAAGCAACGGCGTAGATGCCAACGGCAAGCCGAAACACTACGCATTGAAGATAGAATTTGATAAGAGGCAGAAGAAGCGCGTAAAGATGCACCAATACAAAGAGGATAAGAGCATCGTGTATAACCGGATACAGCCATTTATGCTGCTTGAGGAGTGCTTGCAAAACACGAACCGGTTCAACAAGCCCCAACCAGCCAACCCATATATCCCGAAAGTTTTATTAACGTCATGATCGAGACAGGCAAAGGAAATACCCTCTCGTACCATCTTGCAGGGATCATACCAGTAGCAGGCATGTCAGCGAACATTAACCTTGGGCTGCCGAACTGCATGGCAATGGTTGCAGAGAATTACACGGCTATTGAACATGCAGTGGTTCAGTGTGCTTATGCCGGATGTGAAACGATTTGGGTCATTTGCAATGACGACGTTGCTCCGATTATTAAACATACCCTAGGTGATTTCGTAGAGGATCCGGTTTACAGAAACAGAACCAGAACAAGATATCCGAGCGAAGAGACGCAGCAGATTCCAATCTACTTCGTACCAATCCACCCAAAAGACAGAGACAAGCGGGACTGCTATGGATGGAGCGTGCTACATGGCGCTCTAAGCGCGTACCATATTTCAAGTCAAATGAGCAAGTGGCTCATTCCAGATAGATTCTTTGTCGCATTCCCGACTGGCATCTACGACGAAGAGATTTTGCGCAAGTGCCGCAAGCAGATTTCATCTGGCAAAAGGTTTTATCTAACACATGAAGGCAAGACGATTCGTGATGGTCTGCCGCTCTCTTTCACATTCGACGGCGAGGACTTCAAGATGTTCCGTCGCGATGTTAGAGAGAAAGGCACGGGCGGCTGGTATGCCCCGAAGGAAGGGGAGAAATACCCAAGCAAGAGACTGCCGGTAGAAAAAAGATACTCTGCCCGTCATTTTCCGCTTGACATTGTGTTTGGATCTGCTATAATGGATGAAGCTAATAAAGTCGAAGTCCCATGGTTTTATCCGTTAGAGGATTGGAACCAATACCGTAAGTTTTTAGCCTCAGAAGAGGCACATTATATTGAGCGTCGTGACTATCTATTGCCTGTCACTAAACTCAACCCTATAGGAACAGACATTCAACAAGGAGAATAAAATGTCCACTAAAACAACAACCACTACTACTCTCAAGAAGGAGAACGAGCAGCTTCGTAACAAGATTGATATGCTGCAGCGTCGCCTAGGCGGTCTTCGTTATCATGTCATTACAGAGAGTGCAAATGGAAATGATCTCGGTCCTACCGACTTCATTCGTCTTGTCGATAACATTATTGACGAGGCTTAATCCAATATGAAAACTCGCGTTT